GGATGCAGCACTTGCAGCACAAGCAGCAGCCGAACAAGAAACAGCGACTACAGTAGGAAATAAAAATGCGGAGCTTGCTGCGCTAACTGACCAGCTTAATAATTTGCAAGCATCTTTAAGCGCAAGTCAAGACGCATTTACTGAAGGTACATTTACAATTGAAAAGCTTCAGGAAGAGCTTTCGCTTGCAAACAGCGCAGATCAAATCCAAAAAATTTACGATGAACAATTTCAAAAAGCCACTGAAGCACTGCAAGGCACACTTACTGAGCAAGAAGCAGCTTTAAAGACGCAGTACGAAGAAGCATTGGCAGAGGCCATTGCAGCGGCCCAGGCTGAGCTTGGCGCGACAGCTGGGCAAGCAAACACAACTGTAGCAAGTGAACCAGGCAACGCGGCTGAAGTTGTTATTAATCCTGGTGATGCGCTTTCTCAAGTGCCGGTCGATCAACAGACATATTCCTCTAACACACTGACAGGCGGAGAAATGCAACAAGAGGCCAGCATAAGCACCGGCGCATCTGAAGATGCAGCGATAGATTTCTACACACAAGGTGTACGCGGCACAATCCTAACCACGCCTGGTGGTCTGCTTACCGATCTTGACGATGAAAGCCTAAGACAAGCGCGAGGGCTGATAGGATGATAATTAAACGGCCAATGAACATTGCGGGGATGATGGGTCGTGACAGCTTTCAACCGGCGGCAATGACGGGACAGATGACCGTTAATCCTATGGAGCGTCTTAATCAGAAAATGGCAGGGAAAAAGCAGGGCCAGAAGATGAAAGGTTTGAAGGCAAAAAAACCCATAAGCACAATGATGACGCGAGGATATGGTGCGTAAGTTTCCAAAGGTCGCAAAGACTAAGAAAGGCGTACCCAAAAAATACGTAAGCGGTGCAAAAAACCCTGCGGCCAGAGAAGCAGAGATCATGCGTACCTCAAAGCTTTATAAAGAGGGCAAGCTTACACCCACCATGATGAACCGTATTTCTAAGCAGAGGGCTAAAGGCTGATGGCAAAATACGATGGTATCCCTGGCGCATCACGGTTTTCAAAGGCTAAGCTCGATAAAGTCTACAAAAGAGGGCTGGGCGCATACTACAGCGCTGGATCTCGACCCAAGACCTCGGCTCATCAGTGGGCAATGGGTCGCGTTAAATCCTTTGTCACAGGTAAGGGTGGGGCCAGAAAAGCAGACAGCGATCTTCTTGGAAAAAAGAAAAAATCAATGATGAGTAAGAAAAAATGAAAAAAGGCTTGTACGCCAATATTCACGCCAAACGAAAGTCTGGCCGTCCAATGCGCAAAGCCGGTGCCAAAGGTGCACCCACTGCCAAAAACTTTGCCGATGCCAAAAAGACAGCCAAAGGTAAAACAATGATGAGTAAGAGTTATGGCTAAATCTAAAAAACACTATCTGCCTGACGGGTCTGTCTACACCGGCCCAACACATAAAATGGGCAGCAAGGTTATGAGCGGTGCAACACATACGGACGAAAGCAAAATGCTGTCTCATAGACCCCGCAAAGGCAAAACCATGATGAATAAAAAGGATAAAAAGTAATGCCAGGGTCCAAGTATTCTCCAAAGCAAAAGAAGCTCGCGGCGGTTGCAGCGCCTAAAAACAAAATCAACAAAGCAGATTTTGACAAGCTCCGCGGCAAAAAAAAGACAATGATGTCAAAGAGTTATAAGTAATGGCTCAAGTAACCCCACTGATTTCTCAGCTTGATAAGCGATTTAAAACGTTGCAAGGCTATCGATCCAACTGGGAAAATCATTGGCAACAGTTGGCAGATTACATGCTGCCACGCAAGGCCGATATAACAAAGAAGCGAACCCGCGGTGACAAACGCACTGAGCTAATCTTTGACGGCACGGCCATCCACGCGGTTGAGCTGTTGTCTGCGTCGCTCCACGGTATGTTGACCAGCCCATCAACGCCCTGGTTTTCAATGCGCTACAGAAATCCTTTACTACAACAGTCAGACCTGGCCAATGAGTGGCTAGAGGCCAGTGTTGATCAAATGTACAAAGCTTTTCAGCGGTCCAACTTCCAACAAGAAATACATGAGCTTTACTATGATCTAGTAGTATTCGGCACCGCTGCCCTATTCGTCACAGAAGATCAAGAAGGTATTAGGTTTCACTGTCGCCACATCGCAGAGATTACCATATCCGAAAGCCAGGATGGGCGCGTTGATACCGTGTACCGGCATTTTAAAATGTCAGCCAGAGCAATTGCACAACAGTTCCCTGATGAAAATTTACCGGCCAAGATAAAAAAAGATATCGAAGAAGATCCATACAAAGAGCATGATCTGGTGCATGCCGTTTTTCCGCGCAACGAAAGTGCTGGGCGGCGCGCAAAGAACAAGCCAATTGCCTCTGTCTACTACACTCAAGATGACCGGCAGCTTCTCAGCGAAAGCGGCTTTGATGAATTTCCATTTATGGTCTGCCGGTTTGTCAAGGACTCTGTAAGCACATATGGTCGATCACCGGCCATGACAGCGCTTCCCGACGTAAAAATGCTGAACAAAATGTCTGAGACAACCATTAAGGCTGCACAAAAGCAAATAGACCCGCCACTCATGGTGCCAGACGATGGATTTATGCTGCCCATTAGAACGACGCCAGGGTCTTTAAACTTTTACAGAACTGGCACCCGTGACAGAATGGAACCCTTGCAGATTGGAGCCAACAATCCCCTGGGTCTGAACATGGAGGAGCAAAGGCGCAACGCAATACGTCAAGCGTTCTATGTCGATCAGCTCCTACTAGGACAAGGACCGACGATGACGGCGACAGAAGTGTTGCAGCGCAACGAAGAAAAGATGCGACTACTGGGGCCAGTGCTAGGACGTCTGCAAGCAGAATTGTTGCAGCCGCTGATCTCACGCAGCTTTGCCTTGCTTTTACGCGCGGGTCTGTTGCCCCAGCCCCCAGAGGAGCTGCAAGGTCAGGACATTGATATTGAATATGTCAGCCCACTGGCTAAAGCGCAGAAAATGACAGATCTGCAATCCATGCTCAGAGGTTTTGAAACAATGCTACAGCTTAGCCAAGTGGCACCCGTTATGGATTACTTGGATCAAGACAGGCTGGTTGAATACGTTGTGGAGACAACAGGTATGCCAGCGCGCATCATTAAGAGCGCTGCACAAGTAAACCAGGAGCGCCGTCAGAAAGCAGAGGCGGCGGCGCAAGTCGTGGCTCAAAATCCCGAAAACGGCTTGGGCATGATCCAACAAGTGCAACAAGCAACAAATAATCTCGCAGCTGAATGAACAAACAAATCGAAGAGCTAAAGCTCGCCTATCGCCGGACCTTTAATACAGAAGACGGCGAACAAGTCTTACGTGATCTCAAGCGCCGGTTCTCGTTTGAGACAACCACATTTTCGAATGATCCTTATGAAACCGCTTTCAATGAAGGACAACGCGCAGCCATGCTGTTGATCATTCGAATGTTGTCCGACCAAAAGGAACTAAATAATGAGCGAAGCAGTAGCTGAGGTAATCCAAGATACTGGATCTCAACAGGCCGCACCGGCACCTACTTTTCATGAATCTCTCCCAGAAGATATTCGCAACGAGCCAAGTCTAAAAAACTTTACAGACGCTGGTTCACTCGCAAAATCATATGTTCATGCCCAGCGCATGATCGGAGCGGATAAAGTTGCTATTCCCAGCGCAAGCGCAACACCTGATGAGTGGCGCGCGGTCTACACAAAACTAGGTGCGCCTGACAAACCGGACGCCTACGCCTTTGAAAACGTAGACGAAGACACGATGGCATCAATGCGCCAAGCAGCCTTTGATATGGGGCTGACACAAGCGCAAGCCAACGGCATGGCAGAGTTCTACAACGGCCAGCTAAACGGATATAACGAAGCTTTTAATGAATCCTCTAATCAAATTGCGATGGATAATCAGGCGTCCTTGCAAAAAGAGTGGGGCAAAGCTTTTGAACAAAATTTAGATATTGCGCGAAATACAG